TCTTTCCCTACACGACGCTCTTCCGATCCTTCATCTTCTGAGACTTCCGAAAGTAGTAAAGGCTCTCCGATTATTTGCCCTCTTTCATTATACCCACACTCGAATAAAATAGTGTTAATGGTTTCATCTATCAAGTCTCTGAAAGGTTGTATAACGTCTCTTTCAAAAATCTGCATTGAAACCTTTATTTCTTCGGTTGCTCCAAGTTGCCCCGCTGTTTTTACACCAAATAAAGCGGGTGAAGTAACCCTATGCCCTATCATTATTTTATCAGTACATTCCCTTGAAATGAACTCGTATTGGTTGTGAGCATCTGACAAATCGAAAGGTTGCATATCGGGGGCAGTATCTCCACCATCCGAAAAGGTCATAATGAACTTTCCAGCGTTACTTGCTCCCGTTAGTTGTCTTGTGAAATCTTGTCTAATTTCTTGGCGTTTCTCAGGGCTTGGGATACCGTTCTTCCAGTGAATAGCAAAACTCGGTGCCATGCCGTTATTGATGTTGTTATTGTGAAAGATTCCTACTTGCTTATCAACTTCAATCCAATCTACTGCTGCTCTATAATCAGGTCGTGCGTAGTAATTAGTGCCAATCGAAAAAGGCTTAACGCAAAGTAATTGAATAGGCTGCTCTTTTTTTAACGATGGATTAAAGTTGGGTATTACTTGCTTTGCGCTTCTCGTGTCTTCCCAATTCAAGCAGTGATAATAAGTAGACACATAACCTTCTTCATCCATGTGTCCGCTTCTAATCCTTTCAAAAGGTATATGTTCTACCTTTTTGATTTTACTTCTATCTAAGCTCCACGTAATTTCAAGATAAAACCCTCCTTGTAATTTAAGGTCTAAACAAGCGTTACGCATTGTTTTATTTAGACCTAGCTTTTCAATCTCTAGTTGTGCTGCTCCCTCGGCTTTGATACCTTCTCCAAAAATCATATTGGCAATGGAAGTAACTAAAGCACCATGTACGGCACTTGAATTGTAAAGCCCTATCAGATATTGAGGAAAAAGATTGTCGTGTCCGTAATCTATCCAACCTTTGTTGTTTATTTTTTCCTCGGAGTTACGAGATTCGTATTTCGCTAGTTGTAATGCTTCAATCATTGTAATAGATTATTGCGTCAGGTATGGTAATATCAGGCACGTTGTAGTATTCTTGCTCTGTTTGTTTTACAACAATTTTATAAGAATACCATCCAAGAGGGTTATAGCTGCTTCCGCCAGCGGTCCCGTTGTATATACCAGGAGTTCCTAAGCCTACATTTCTAGACGAAGATATCACAGAGTTAAACAATACTTTTAGCGAATTACCCGGAAAAGGGTTTTGTGTAATATTATTAGCTAAATAAGGAGAGTATATAGTATCTCCTTGAAAAGCATTGCTTTCTGATGTTACTAAATTTTCATTATTTGAAAGAATAACCGAAGAAGTTCTGCCGTACCTATCTGATAATACCACACCTACTTGATATGTTCTGTTTTGTTTTACAGTTGCATTAGGATATTCTACTATTGAAACCGTATCTTTATCATCGCTAAATGCGGTTATAGTTAAAACAGTATCAGCCGAAGCTGTTGTTATATCTTTATTTAATGTTATATTACTAAAATTTGGTTCTGTTCCAGTTACAGCAGTAATCTGCGTATCTGCATCTGCCCCACTACCTGAAACAAAACTGCCTATTTCAATGTTGCCCACCCCTGTATTGGTAGCTATTGCAGTTCCTGCGTTATAAGTATTAGCGGTTGTTACCTTAATTGTTCCGCCTTGCAAATTAAATGCGCTTTTTTGACTAACCCCCACGTTATAATCTAATGATGCTGGTGGCGTGTGTTTATTTTGAAAATTACCATATACAATTCTGTTGCTAGCTATTTCTTGAGCAAAAGCACGAACAGGCACTTTATCAAAAACTCTAGTAATTACATCACTTGGTAATGTTTTTATAGGCTTTTTAGATATGTAATTATATGCAAATACTGTATCAGTTCCTGTGCCTTCTGTTAACTTAGTTATAGGTATTGTATCTATAACTTTTACAGCCAAGCCGTCTGACTCTTTATAAAGTATTTCTAATTCTTGTATTTTTAACGCATTGCTAAGTTCACTTTTTTCAAAAGGTAATGGTATACGTAAAGTTATATCGTCAACTTTATTTTCCATAAAAGAAACAATTGTACTTCTATACGCTGCCGTTTGATCATCATTTAATTCTAGCTTAATTGCTTCGGTATCTTTATTGTAAGTAAAATAACCGTCTTGCTTAGGTATAAATGCAGGCTGCGTAAATGGAGCCATTATAGAATATTCGTTGTCGTCAAATCTATATCTATAGCTAAATCTAACAAATTTGTCTTCTAGGTAAGATGGATCTCCTGCAAAATTTGGGTTATAATATTGGTTTGGATTTAATACTATTTCATCATCCTCTTCAATATCGAAAGGAAATGTAGATACGCCAGAAAGATAGAGGGTCCATTGAGGCGGTGGAGGTGGAGTACCTGGTATAGTTGCGGTCCAAGTGACTGCAGTTACTGTGGCTCCTGTTATTATTTGTATAGTACCGTCAGTTTGAACAACGCCAATTGTAGCTGCTCCATAAACTGTTCCGCTTATTGAATTATTAGTAGCACCAGCACTTGAGAAAGCTGCTATTTGACCGGATACAGAATCAACTTTAATTTGAGCAGCACTTGCGCCTTGAGCATATTGTTGTACTGAAAATCCAGCACCTCCGTTTGGAAGAAACTTGCTGGTAACATCTTTCATCGTAGTTTCATACTTTCCAGCCCCACCCAAAGTGCTCGCTTGCCATAACTCTATAGCTTGATAAGGATTATATTTTGCTACACTTATTTGATCCTCCGTTGTGTAGTAGGCTGCATTGTCTTCTGCATAGCCTATGTTTATCTTTCTAGGCTGATTATAATTGTCAGTCCAAAATAAAAAATCCTCTAATATATTTGATGCATATATTCTATAGTCTGTTGAAAAGTTTAAAAACGCTCCTTCTACTAATATTTTTGTAGCGTTAGCTCCTCCGCTTGAATTGTTTGTATCAAATTGTATTATATAATTTTTAGCTAATTTTTCATATGAAAGAGATTGAAAATTATTAGTTAAAAATAAATAAACATAACCGTTGGACTCATCGACTTGCTGACCTATGCATTCTAAACCTGCAGCTAAGCCAGGCATGGTAGCTATATTAAGTACTGGATAATTGCCTAATACATTTTCTAAAGACCCAACTGAATCTCCTTCAGATTTGTTTACTTGTATATTTACAGCATCTCTATACTCACCCTGAGGTACTAGCCTAGCGTCTAAATCTTTATTTAATTTGCTTTTTATAAAGGTATTTCTTGCTTGTGCCATTAAATTTTAGTGTTTAATCCATTTCGATTTACCTCTCATAACTTGAACTATTTCATCAAGTTTAATGTTTGATAATCTTATTTTTGCATTTCTAAGCTTTGCTCTTCTATCTTTTTGAAGACGTGCAACTAAATACTCTTGCTGTCCTGCTCTTGTAGATATCATAGAATACAATATAGACGCGTATAACGCATCTTCAGCCATCTTAGGTACTTTAGTATCTGCGTCATACCCTAAGCCATCTGATATGTATTCTAATACAATTAGTTTGCCGGCTAAATTACTTGAAAAAGACATTTTACCGTCACGCTCGTCCATGTTAAACCAGCCATTTACCTGAGAAGTTTGTGGATCTAATCCGTATTGTCTTCCCCAGTTCCAGCTGCCTTCAATGCCATAAGCGTTTCTAAAGTCAATAACTTCATCTATATCATTTCCCTGCTGGCTGTTTATTATACTATCATTTGCTTTTTTCCATCTTTCCGAGGTAAGAGAAGTTCCTTCAATGTTTTCCCCAAAGTTGTCTTGCGTCGGCACACCTGCTTGATCTTGCACAGGCGTTCCAAAAGGAGCTATAGTTAAATTATTTGCAGGGTATATAATTCTTTTTACACCTAATTCATCTATCCAAGATACTCTAACATAATTTACATAGTCTTGAGGCAATATAACGCTTAAACTAGCAGGTATATTTAACTCTTGTGAATGAATACTTTTTAAAGTATCATAGCTAAATTCTTGCAAAGATCTTTTTGCAAAAAATAATACATCAGATTTTTTGGCATTTTGTATTAGTTTACCATCCCCTACATAACCAACCATAAAGTTGTCTATAGCATCTGTTAACTTTATATATTCATAGCTTCCGTAATTATCTTCTACGGTATCTCCATAAGCTTTTTCAGCTTCTGTTTGACCATACTTACCTCCTGTTAAAACTTTTAATTGCACAACAACAAAAGTCCCAGCGGGTAAAGTAGCTGTAATATCTACAACATTATTTACAACAGCGTAAGCTAATAAATACTCTGTATAAGTTCCAGGCAAACCATTTGCGCTAGTATATACTTTAAAATTATTTAAAGCATAATTAGCATTAGCTGGGTTCCAATCACCGAATACTAAATCTGTATCAAATGTAGTTGAATATACTTGATTGTTTGCTCCAGTAGATAAAAATCCCTGAGCACCTTGATAGTATTGTTTATTTGTTTCAGTTATTAATCCCATTTGTTACTATGATTTTTCGTTAATTGATGTTTGTTGGGCTTCTTGAGAAGCTACTTGTATTATAGTAGGATCATTTATTATTACTCCAGCGTATTTTAATATGTTAATTATTAAATTATTTTTTTCAGATATATCTAATTCAAAATCTACAGACGGACCAGAAGCACTGGCGTCATATAAGTATTGTCCTTGTGTACCAATATTAAATCCCCAATTAGGAACAGTTGGTGCAAAAAGACAGTTTATATTTAATGTCATATTTGTAACAAAAGGAGTTACTTTAACAAGAAGTTGTTGCACTATAGATGGAGCAACCAATGTAGTTGTTTGAGTTGTTACCGCTAATGGATATTGAACGGTAGGAATTGTTAGTTTAGACCTTGTAATTTTATTAAAATCTGATTGACTAACTAATTCGGTTACGGAATCGTAAGTAGGATTTCCGGGGTATGTTGATATTATATCTCCTATTTTATATATAACGCCAGCTCCTGAGTATATAAAACCAAGGTTTGTTGTGTTATAAGTAAAAGCGGCATTTCTTTCGAACGGGAAAAGTTTATAAGCAGTGTCTTTAAACATGTTAAAAAACTCTGTATCGTTTTGAGTATTTTTTTGGTTTTGACGATTTAATTGATTACCGTCTGGAAAGTAAGACATAAATATTTCGCTTTGTACTTGAGTTGCTAAACTATTAAACTCAGCTGGAGGTATATACCCTCTCTGTTCTTTGTTTAAAATGTACAAGACTGTTTGATATACTGTATTTATACTTACTGCCATTTGTTTATTTTTATATACTAAAAAGGCGGCCGAAACCGCCTATATATAGTATCACTTGTTTTTATAGTTTTTTATCTATAGATTTATAGATTTC